AATTAAGAAAATTAAAGACCCACATTATATAGTCGGTCGTGAGATAGCAAATTCTCCGATAATGCCGATTTTCAATAATGGAGTTGCTTTGAGTCCTGGTATGTTACCAATTACTGATCAGGCTGGTATAATTGTAGCCTTCGCTAATAGAAGCATGAACAAGTTACCAGCTGAATGGAATGAACATTTTGATCACTTCACAAAATTCTTTAAAGAATTTTTCACCGATATGATGGATCAATGTTGTTTCAGTAATTTGGAGTATGAGGACCCAGTAACTTTCTTTAAGAAGCATTATTCGGGCAAGCGAAGCAAAATTTGGATTGACGGAGCAGTTTCTGGTTATGAGACTTACCTTCGTAGTGAAAATAATCCAAATTATGACGAGAATAGTTGTTTTGTGAAATTAGAAAACAGTGCTAAATTATATGAGCATGGTTATAGTCCGAAACCTCGTTTAATAATGACAATGAGTCCTGTTTTGTTATTTGAATTTGCTCAATTTTTGAAAATAATTGATGTTTGGAATGAGGGTCCGGTTAAAAAATATCAAATTAAACATGAGCCTCTAGATGAAATTATTAGGAAGGTCTGCGAAATACAAGATGGTCATCACACCGTGACAGATTATTCTAGTTATGAGTGTAGTATTATAATGATAATCCGAGAATTGGAAAACTGGTTAATAATTGAATTACTAAAAAGGTCAGGTTTTACCAATTTAGTCGGATTATTTTGTGACAGAATTGCTTGTGGCAGATTATTAAAATCTCGAGGAGTGACAATGTTTATAAATTCAAGATGCTCAGGTGATTTTCACACATCTTTTGGAAATGGCATGATCAATTTAGCCCTCGCTCAATATTGCGCTAGCCTTCAAGAAAAAAATGCCAGAATGGTTGCTGAAGGTGATGATGCTTTAGTTGAAGCAGGCATCATGGATAAAGATGTTTTAAACTCATTAGGATTTAATTTTAGTGACGATTTGTTTGGTTCGTACCAAGGAGACACAGATTTCTTACAAAAAAGGTGGATTAACGGAAAGATGTATTTAAATATACCAAAACACTTTTCAGTTATGTGGGTTAAGAATAAAGCCCATCTTCAACACCATAAGCAGATGTTTCTTTTGAGATGCGCTGGCTCATCGTTACACTATATGAGTCCAGGTCACCCTGTGTTATGTGCTTTAGTTAATAGAATAGGGAGATTAACTAGTTCTTATAGAAAACCGTTTAAAAATTGGTTTATGCACATAGATTTGTATCAACACAAATATATAGACGTTGATAATTATCCCAAATTTGTCGAAGCCGATGAGTCAATGAGGCCTGAAATAGAAAAAGGTGCCACCGGCTTTGATCCAATTCCAATTCATTTACAAGTAGAACTGGAGAAATTATTTAACAGTGATGCAACTATTGTTGACATTCGAGGTGTGTTAGATTACTGCCCTCACATTCGAATGTATTCGGAAGTAGGCCGATACATCACAAATGACATGGATACAGTGCCAGATGTAACTTATGTCGAATTAATCAAACTTCTAGATGATATGCTAGGAGACAAAACCTACACTAGAG